GAGAACGCCAACTCCAACATGACCTCACCGGGGTTTGTCATGGCGCCCCGGACCAAGCGCTGGCTGGCTGCGTTGCGTGATGGCAACGGGAACAAGGCTTACCCGGAGCTGGATCAGAACATGCTGAAGGGCTTCCCGGTCGGCTCGACTACTCAGATCCCCATCAACCTGGGGGCCGAGGGCGATGCTTCGGAGATCCACTTCGCGGACTTTGCCGACTGCTTCATCGGTGAAGACGATGCCATGGTCATCGATTTCAGCAAGGAAGCAACCTACAAAGACGGCAGCGGCAACGTGATCAGTGCATTCCAACGCGATCAGACCCTCGTCCGCGTAATCGCCAAGCACGACTTCGGGCCGCGCCACGTTGAATCGGTAGCAGTGATGACCGGTGTCAAATGGGGTAGCACCCTGTAACGCAGTACGCCCGGTACGCCGGGCACTCCTTTCCAAATTCCAGGAGCACCTCATGACCAAAGTAATTGTTACTTTTGACAAAAACTGGCGCGGCTATGCCGCTGGCGAAACCGCTGGCTTCGAATCGAATGTAGCCGAAGGGCTCATTGAGGCGGGCTATGCCAGCGAAGCGGGCAAGCAGGCGAAGAAAGCCAAACCTAACACTGGCTCCGCTGCCGCGCCAGGCAAAGATAATGGTGGCGACGCTACCGGCGCTGCGGGTAAGTCTGATGACTCAGCGGACTCTGACGGCAAGCCTTAATCATGGCACGCCGCATCGCTTACACGGGGGCGCCCGTGCTGACATTGGAGCAGGTGGCCTTTCAGTGCCGCGCTGAGCCAGAAGATCTGCAGCCCGAGCTGATCAATCAGATCATCATCCCAGGCGTTACAGCACAGGGGGAGTCGAGGACGGGCGCGGCAATACGAGAGGCGCTCTACGAAGAAGAATGGCCGGCGCACTATCCGTCAGGTCACTTTCTGGATGTCGGCCAGGCGGTCGCTGTCGAATCCGTCTTGCTCCTCGGCGCTATCGGCGCACCGGTGGAGTTCACAGGTGCAGTTGAGCTCATTCACGGTGGCAAGGAAAGCTACCTGGCATTTCCCGGCGGCCGACCTGAGGGCCGTCTGCGCATCCGCTACCGTGCAGGCGTTGACCTGGAGGCGCATCCTGGGGTTGTGAGCTGGCTGCTGATGGCTGCCGAAACGGCATTCGCCCAACGCGGGCTGTTGATTGTTGGCCAAACGCTGACCGAGGTTCCTTCGAGGTTTGTCGACCACTTACTGGCGGATATCACTGTTCCGCCGAGGTTCTGAACATGGCTAGCTCGATAGGCGCACGCGAGCCGGAATCCGGCGAGCTGGACCGGCGCATCACTATTCGGCTGCGCGAAGATCTGCCTGTTGAGGACGCAGATCTGGATGCGGTCTTCACTCAGCCTCGCCACCGCTGGGCCAAGATCCGCGCCGTCGGCACAGCGGTCTACACCGACAGTGTCCAAACGGACGACAAGATCACACATCGGATGTGGGTTCGACTGCTGGGCAGCGTCACGACCTCGCATGAGGTGGTGGCGGGCGGCGTGATTTATCGCGTCAAACGCTGCGCCCCCTGGGGGGCAGGGAAGCGCTTCACCCTGATCGAAGTTGAAGAGCTGGGTCAGCAGCAAGACGAAGGAGGGCTCTATGGCTAACTCGGCTTCCGTCGACGGTTACTTGCACATCGAGGGTTTCGACCAGTTCGGCCGTGAGATCTTTGACAAGAAACAGATCAGGAAAGGGATGCGCAAGGCTGGCCGACTGGTCAGCCGCCGTGCCCAGCTGAACTTGGCCTTGGCCCGTGGACAAGACAACTACCCGGTCAGCCGAACCGGCAGGACCGTCGAGTCGATCACGTTCAAGGTCTCCCGGGCTGGTTTCCTGGTGAAGATTGCGCCGCGAAAGACCTCGTCCATGAAGGACTACTACCCGACCTATCTGCATTACGGCGTGAAGCAAGGGACTCGCGTTCGTGGGCTCGCATCCGGCAAGCGTCGCGGTAAGGGCGAACGTGCTGCAGCTCTCGCAGAGCGGGCCGCAAGCGGATGGCGCATCGCGCCACGGGCGAACTACATGGAAGACGCCCTGCAGGACGAAAAAGACCAGGTCCAGTCGATCCTCAAAGCAGCCTTCGCCGCCGCGTTGCGCTGACCAGCAGGCCCTCCGGGCCGGTAAGCCAGTATGAAAATCTCCCCCGTGATCGCGCACTTGCGCGAGTACTGCCCGAGCCTGGCTGACAGGATTTCGGGCGGCATTGACCTCGACGCCGTTAGCTCGTCCACGCTACTGAAGAATCCATCGGCCTATGTGATAGCCGCTGATGACAAAGCCGGCGAGAACAAGGCGCAGAACGCGGTCACTCAGGATATCGAGGATCGCTTTGAGGTGGTGTTCGCCATGGACACCAAGGACGAGCGCGGCCAGCAGGCCGCCGACTTGCTGCACGACTTTCGCAAAGAGCTGTGGCGGGCCTTGGTCGGCTGGCGACCTGGTGACGAGTACGACCCCATCGTCTACGACGGCGGTGGATTGGTGCTGATCAACCGTGCACGGGTGGTCTACCGCTTCAGCTTCTCGGCTGGTTTCCAGCTGGGCCGCAACCGCGACAGTGAGCCCGCTGAAACCTGGCATGAGTTCGAGCTTGATGGCCTCCCGCCGCTGAAGGGCATCGACTTCAGTCTGGACAGCCTGGACCCGAAAGACCCCAACCACACCTCGCCTGGGCCAGATGGTCGGGTCGACGTGCGCTTTTCCACCGAACTACCACAAGGGTAACCCCATGACTCTAATCACCGTGTATCCGGTAGACGGGCGCGTCACGCCCGACCCGGCCATGGGCGATACGGTGCCGGCCGAAGGGCGCACCGTGGAACTCGATATCTACTGGCAGCGCCGCCTGAACGATGGCGACGTGACCAACGAAAAACCCGCCAAGGCGAAGGCCAAGGCCACCACCGGGAGCGCTGAATAATGGCCGTCAGTTTCAACAGCATTCCCAGTGACCTTAAGGTGCCGCTGTTCTATGCCGAGGTCGACAACAGCCAGGCCAACACGGCCACCAGTGCCATGCCGCGCCTGATTGTTGGGCAGGTCAACGATGACGCCGTGGCCGCTGAAATCGGCAAGCTGACGCTGGTCCCCAGCCTGAGCCTGGCCAAGAGCATCGGCGGCGTCGGCTCGATGCTGGCCGATATGTACGACACCTGGCGTGCCATCGACCCGGCGGGGGAGGTGTGGTGTCTGCCGGTGAAGGCCACCGGCATCAAGGCCGCCGGCAAGGTGACCGTCATGGGCACCGCGACTGCCGGCGGGCAGATCAACCTTTACGTGGCCGGTAAGCTTGTGCGGGCCACCATCGCCAACGGCGCCACGGCTGCAGCTGCCGCCACGGCCATCGCTGCAGCAGTCAACGCGGCCGGCTTGTCGGTGTCGGCGGTGGCGGCGACTGGCGAAGTCACCCTGAGCTGCCGCTGGGCGGGCCTGAGCGGCAACGACATTCAGCTGCAGATGAACCGACAGGGGCGCGCCAATGGCGAAATCACCCCGGCCGGGCTGACCGTTACCGTCACGGCGATGGCCGGCGGTGTGGGTACGCCTGACCTGGCGGCCGCCATCGCGCTGCTGGGTGATGAGTCGTTCGAATTCCTGTGCGGGCCGTGGGCCGATGCCACCTCACTGGATACCTGGAAGTCGCTGATGAACGACAGCAGCGGCCGTTGGAGCTGGTCGCGGCAGCTGTATGGCCACGTTTACACAGGCCTGCGCGGCACGCTGGGCGAGCTGGTGGCCTTGGGCGACACCCGCAACGACGCGCACGTCACCGTGTACGGCTTTGAAAAGTCATGCCCGGACCCGGTATGGCGGCAGGTGGCCGCGTACGCGGCGCGGCAAGCCGTTTATATCTCGGCCGACCCGGCGCGGCCGACGCAAACCGGTGAGCTGAACGGCATCACCCCGGCGCCGGCGGGCGAGCGCTTCATGCTGACCGAACGCCAATCGCTGTTGAGCCACGGCATTGCCACGGCCTTCGCGCAAAGTGGTGCCCAGCGCATCGAGCGCGCCGTGACCACCTACCAGAAAAACGAGTACGGGCAGACCGACAACTCGTATCTGGACAGCGAAACGCTGCACCAGTCGGCCTACATCATCCGTTTCCTCAAGAATCGGGTCACCACCAAATACGGGCGTCACAAGCTGGCCAACGACGGCACGCGCTTCGGCGCCGGCCAGGCAATCGTCACGCCGGGGGTGATCCGCGCCGAGCTGATCGCCGGGTACTACACCCTTGAGCAAATGGGGCTGGTCGAGAACGCCGACGCGTTCGCGAAGAACCTGGTGGTGGAGCGTTCGTTGACCGATCCGACCCGCGTCAACGTGCTGTACCCGCCGGACCTGGTGAACCAGCTGCGGGTGTTCGCCCTGCAGTACCAGTTCCGCCTGCAGTACCAGGTGTATACCAACTGATCCACCGAAGCCCGCCATTGCGCGGGCTTTTTTGTAGGAGACGCCCATGGGCAAGAAAGTCGCGGGTACCGCCTTCGTCAAGGCAGACGGTGCCCAATTCACTGTGACGGGCGGGGTAGAAGCCCCGCTGATGGACAAGAAGCGCGAAAGCGTCGCGCCGGGTTACTTCAAGGAAGAAGACCTGGTGCCCTATGTGGCGGTCAGCGTGGTTGATGACCCCGACCTGCCCATCGCGCAGCTCACTGCGGCCACCGATACGACGGTGACCGCCGAGTTTGCCAACGGCCGCGTTTACGTGCTGTCGGGTGCTTATCTGGTTGGCGAGCCGGCCGCCAAGGGCGATGACGGCACGTTGGAGCTGCGTTGGGAAGGCACCAAGGGGGTGTGGCAATGAAAGAAGTTATTGAGTTGGCAGTGCCTATTCAGGCGCATGGCGTAGAAGTGACCACGCTGGAGCTGCGCCGCCCGACGGTGGTGGAGGTGCGCCAGATCAAGGCGCTGCCTTACAAGATGGACAAGGACGAAGCAGTCACCCTGGACATGGACGTGGCGGCCAAATACATCGCCGTGTGCGGCCATATCCCGCCGTCGTCGGTCAACCAGCTGGACCTTGCCGACCTGAACAACGCTGCCTGGACGGTGGCCGGTTTTTTCATGAAGCCGGCATCAGCGACGTTGACGGCCTGATCGCGGTTGCCTACGACCTCGCCTGGTTCTGGAAGTCAGACCCCGAGCAGGTCATGGGGCGCACGCTGGACGTGATTCTGGAAGCGGGCATGCACAGCCAGCGCATTGCGGAAACGCTGAGGGGGGATGATGGCTGACAAGTTCCAGCTCAAGGCGCTGATCACAGGCGTCGACAAGCTGTCGCCAACGCTTGCCGGCGCGCGGAAGAACATTGCCGCGTTCCGCAAGAATCTGGAAAGCACCGGCCTTGGCAAGATCGGCTGGAGCGATATCGTAACGGGAGGGGCCATGGCGGCCCCGTTTATTGCCGGTGCCAAGGCGGCCATCGACTTCGAGTCGCAGATGGCCGACGTGCGCAAGGTGGTGAACTTCGACACGCCCACCCAGTTCAAGGAAATGGGCGACGACATTGGCCGAATGTCTGAACGATTGCCCATGGCCGCGACGGACATTGCCAAGATCGTCGCGGCCGGTGGCCAGTCTGGCATTGCCCGTGATGAGTTGCTGGGCTTTGCCGAAGCTGCGGTGAAGATGGGCATTGCCTTCGACCAGACCGCCGATGAATCCGGCGACATGATGGCCAAGTGGCGCACCGCATTTCGCATGAATCAGGCCGAGGTGGTTGGCCTGGCTGACCGTATCAACTACCTCGGCAACACCGGTCCGGCCAACACCAAGCAGATTTCCGCCATCGTCACCGAAGTTGGCGCGCTGGGTGAGGTGGCCGGCATGTCGTCGGCGCAGGTCGCTGCCATCGGCGCGACCATGGCCGGCGTCGGCGTCAAGCAGGACGTGGCGGCCACTGGCATCAAGAACTTCATGTTGGCCATGACCAAGGGCACGGCCGCCACCAAGGCGCAGGCAGAGGCCTACAAGTCGTTGCGGCTGGACGCCAAGACGGTGGCCGAGAACATGCAGAAGGATGCGCAGGGCACCACGCTGGACTTGCTCAAGCGGATTGGCCAGGTCGATGCGGCGAAGCGCCCGGCGGTTCTGGCCGAGCTGTTCGGTACCGAATCCATCGGGGCCATCACGCCGCTGCTGACCAACTTGGAGCTGCTGCGCGGCAACCTGGACAAGGTCAGCGATGCGCAACAGTTCGCCGGCTCCATGGAGCAGGAATATGCGTCCCGGGCGGCGACTACCGCAAACAACCTGCAGCTGCTGCGCAACAGCGTGGCGGGTGTGGCCCGGGAAATCGGCAACGCCTTGCTGCCGGGGATCAACGCGGTGGTGGATCAGCTGCGCCCATGGATCTCGCAGGCGGCGCAAATGGTGCGTGATAACCCGCAGATGGTACGCGGCATCGTCATTGCCGGTGCGGCCTTCACGGCGCTGCGTGCGGCGGTGTTTGCCGCCACGGTGGCCACGCGCCTGCTGGGCGTGGCCTTTGCCGCCACACCGGTTGGCCTGATCGCGGTTGGTATCGCGGCGGCGGCCGGCCTGATCGTTGCCAACTGGGAGAAGCTTGGACCGTTCTTTTCGGCCCTGTGGGAGCTGATCAAGGCCTACAGCGTGCCATTCCTGGACTTCATGAAACAGCTGGTCGACTGGTCGCCGTTGGGCATGATCACCCGTAACTGGGAGCCTATCGTGGCTTTCTTCAAGGGTCTTTGGGATCGGGTCAGCCCATACCTGCAGCCGATCATCAAGTTGTTTGGCGAAGGTGACGGGGATGGCTTGGCCGGCCGGGTCCAAAAGATGGCGGACGAGCAGAAGCGCCGTAACGCCGGGGTGGGTGGTGGCAAGGGCGACATGCTTATGGCCGGCGCCGGTATCGCTGCCCGAAACTGGCAGGACTACAACAACCAGCAGTTCGGCATCAATCCCGGTGCGCTGCTGCAGACACCAGGCCGTTTGCCGGCGGCGGGTTCGTTGCTGCGGCAGTCGGCGGGAACTAACCAGACCCAGCTGGAAGGTGAGCTGCGAGTCAAGTTCGATAACGCACCGCCCGGCATGCGGGTTGAGTCGACCCAAAGTAACCAGCCCGGGCTGCTGGTTCGATCCAATGTGGGGCAGCGCTCCTTGGGAGGTGGCTAGTGAGTGAATGGCGTGACATGCGCCGCGAGGCCTCGTTTCGCGGCGTGCCATTCTGGGTCGACAGCGACAGTGTGCCGGTTGGCCGGCGCACCCAGCTGCACGAATACCCCAAGCGCGACCAGCCGATGGTGGAGGACATGGGGCGCCGCACGCGTGAATACCGGTTCACCGGGTTCATCATCGGCGACGACTTCATCAGCCATCGGGACCGCCTGCTGGTGGCCCTGGACGAGCCCGGGCCGGGCGAGCTGGTACACCCGTGGTTTGGTCGCGTTACGGTAACGGCGGGAGACTGTGAAGTCTCCCATGCGCGCGATGAGCTGGGCATGGTGCGGTTCAACCTGTCGTTTATCGACGGCATGTTGACCTTCCCGGTGCAGCGCGCGAACACGCGGCGTCAGCTGGCCGCGCATGTGCCGACCCTGCTGGAGTCGGCCAAGGCCCGCTTTGATGCGGCGATGGCCAAGGTGGACTTGGTTCGGCAGCGAGTCGATGCCGTGCGCCGGGCAGTGTCCAGCGCCTATGCCTTTGCCATCAACTTCCTGAAACCGCTGACTACGCTGGCGGCCAGTGTCGGCGCCTTGGCGCAATCGGTGCTTAATGCGCCAAATGCGTTGTCAGCCAGCCTGACCAGTGACGTGGCCAGCGTTGAGCGCTGGTTTAGCGGCTACGGGGCGAGCGGGTCGGTGCATTCGTCCAAGGCCAAGGCCGAGGCCATCGCCGCGCTGTCGCCGGCTCAGCCGGCGGTCAGTGACCCGGATATCGCCGCCATTCAGGCGGCGGTGATTGGCCTGGTGCAGGACGTGGCCTTGATCGATCTGCTATTGGACATGGCCGAAGTGCCAGTGGCCAGCGTGCAAAGCGTTGAGCAGCCGGCCGCGTTGAGCGTGCAGCTGGAGCAGGGCGGTACCACCGTCGAGGCTGGCACCGTGATGGATAACGGGGTGCCGGTGGCAGATGACATTCTGGCGGCCCGTGAAGCCATCAGCGAGGCGATATGGGTTATTGCCGGGGATAGCCTGCCGGAGCACTTCGGCGCGCTCAGTGACGCGCGTTTGGCCTTGGATCGGCACCTAACCGAAGTGGCGCGCAGCGGTGTCTGGTTGCGGCCCTATCAACCACGGGTCACGGTGTCGTCGCTGGTGTTGTCTCACCGGCTGTACGGCGATGCCCTGCGCGGTGCTGAAATCGTGTCGCGCAATGCGATCCGCCACCCGGGCTTCGTGCCCGCCGTTGAACTGCAAGTCGCCAAGAGTTAAGCCATGAAACCAGACAATACCGTCACCCTGAGCGTTGGCGGGCACGACTACGCCGGTTGGAAAGACGTGCGCATCAGTGCCGGCCTGGAGCGGCAAGCCCGGGATTTCAGTCTGGCGATCACCTGGAAGTGGCCGGGCGGCAGTGATGTGCCGTTGCGGGTGCGGCAGGGGGAAGTCGTTGAAGTGCGCATTGGCGACGACCTGCTGCTGACTGGCTATGTGTTCAGCACGCCGATTCGCTATGACAGCCAGAGCATCACCCTGAGCATCGTGGGGCGTTCGAAAACGGCTGACCTGGTGGATTGCGCGGCGATCAACTCGCCCGGCCAGTGGCGCGGCCAGAGCGTGCAAAAGATTGTCGAGGCGCTGGCTGGCGAGTACGGCGTAAAGGTGGTCAACGAGAGCCCAGGCACATTGGGCCTGGATGATCACACCATCGAGCCGGGAGAAACTGCCTTTGAGAGCATCGACCGCCTGCTGACCCTTTCCCGGCTGTTCAGCACCGACGATGGCAACGGCCGTCTGGTGATTGCCAGCCCGGGCACGGCAGGGCGCGCGGTCGACGCACTGCAGCTGGGCAAGAACATCCTGGAGGCGGATACCGCGCTGGACTTTTCCAATGTGTTCTCCGAGTACATCAGCCGAGGCCAGCGCAGCGGTACGGATGGATCGTTTGGCGTGGAGGCCAGCGAGGTGGAGGCCAGCGTGGCGGATGACCGGGTGGCGCGCCGCCGGGTCAAGGTGATCAACCAGTCCGGGCAGATGACCACCAGCTTGGCCCGGGCGCGCGTCGAGTGGGAGCGGGCCAACGCCATCAGTCGGGCCTTGACGGTCAACTACGTGGTGCAGGGGTGGCGGCAGAGCAGTGGCGAGCTGTGGCGGCACAACATGATTGTGCGGGTCATTGACCCGCTGATTGGCCTGGACCGCGACATGCTGATCAGCCAGATCAGTTACGACCTGGATGGCAGCGGCACCCTGACCAAAATGACCGTGGCCCCGCCTGACGGCTTCCTGCCCGAACCCAACGATGCCTACGAGAGCCGCAAGCTCAAGAAGGGCAAGAAGACCGACAACTTTGAATACCTCATTCCTGCGGACTACAAGCCATGAGAAACCCTATAGCGGGCGTGTTGGCCCGTGGCGTGGTCGTGCTTGCCAACTCGGCGCGCAAGCTGCAGGCCCTGCAGCTGCGCATCACCGCCGGGGAAGTCAAAGACGACGTGGAACACCTTGAGCCCTACGGCTACACCGCTTGCCCACATGACGGCGCCGAGGCGCTGGTGGGCTTTCTCGGTGACCGCAGCCATGGGGTGGTGATCATGGTGGCCGACCGGCGCTTTCGTCTGCAGGGCCTCAAGCCCGGCGAAGTGGCGTTGCACACCGACGAGGGTGACAGCCTGGTGTTCCGGCGCGGCCGCGTGATCGAGGTCGAAACCATGACGCTCAAGGTCACGGCCGGCGAGTCGGTCGACTTTGACACTCCGGTCATTCGCACCACTGGGCGGATCGAATCGAAAGGTGACCAGGTGGCCGCCGGCATTAGCCAGCTCGAGCACGTCCACGACGGCGTGCTGCGCGGCGTCGGTAGTACCAACAAGCCGGTAGGGGGTGGCGAATGAGCCGCGAAAGCCTGTTGCGCCGGGCCGTGAGCATCAGCCTGTTCAGTTGGCGGCGCGCGGCCGCTGATGATCAGGTCGATGACGATGACCGCCAAGGCTGGTGGGCTGATTGCGTGCCGACCGTGGCAGGCGACCAGATTGGGTCGCGCCTGTGGTTGCTGCGGCGGCGCACGATAACACCGGAAACCCTGCGAGACGCCCGCGAGTACGCCGAAGAGGCGCTGCGCTGGATGACCGAAGACGAAATCGTCACCGCCATTACCGTAACGGTCGAGCGTCAGGGCCTTGATCGGATCAACCTGCAGGTGCTGTTGACCGAGGCCCATGGCGAAACCCTGAAACTGGCGTTTGAGGACGCGTGGAGGTTGATCAATGCCGTATGAAATCCCGACGCTGCCGGCGTTGGTCACGCGCGTCGAGGCTGATTTTGAGCGCAATGCGCCGGATGCGTTGCGCCGTTCCGATGCCAAGGTGGCCGCCCGGGCGCTGGCCGGCGCGGCGTACCAGCTGTTTGGCCATCAAAACTGGATGGCCGAGCAGGCGCATCCGGCGACCTGCGGCGAAGAAATGCTGCTGCTGTGGGCGGAATGGCGGCTTGAGGAAGGCCGCAAGCCTGCCGTGTCGGCCGCCGGCACTGTGACCGTCACGGGCTCGAACGGGTTTGTGGTCGACGTTGGCACGCTGTACCAGGCCAGTGATGGCCGGCGCTACATCGTCACGCAACCGGCCACGCTGGCCGCCGGCACCGCCCTGGTGCAGGTCAAGGCCGAGACGCTGGGCACGGCCGGCAACATTGAGGCCGGCACGCTAACCGCCGTCACGCCCGTGCTGGGCGTTAACGCATCGGCGGTTATTGGGCTGGCCGGTATTGCGGGCGGCGTCGAGCAGGAGAGCATCGAGGCGCTGCGCGAGCGGGTCAAGGCCGCATTCAAGAACCCCAGCAAGGTCGGCAACGCTGAGGACTTTGTAGAGTGGGCGCTTGAAGTGCCTGGGGTAACCCGGGCATGGGCGTTGCCGCGCTGGATGGGGCCGGGCACGTTCGGCCTGGCGTTCGTCTGCGACGACGATGACGACATTTTCCCCAGTCCGGCGAAGGTGGCCGAAGTGCAAGCCTACCTGGAGCAAAAGCGCCCGGTCACCAGTGAAATCTACGTGATCGCCGCGCAACGCCATGCCATCGCCCTACGTATCAAAGTGACGCCCGATACCACGGCCGTGCGCACGGCCGTGGCCCAGTCACTGGCGGCGCTGATCAACGAAGAGGGCGGGTCTGGTTCCACCATCCCGCTGAGCCACATTCGCGCAGCGATCAGCAATGCCCCGGGCGAATATGACTACCGCATGGACTCGCCAGCCAGCGATGTGGTGGTGGCCAAAAACGAAGTGGCCATTGGGGTGATCACATGGCTATGACCGAACAGGCCTACCGCGAGGCCCTGCGCGAGCTGCTGCCGCCGGGGCCGGCGTTTGACCCCGAGCTACAGCCGGACATCGCCCAGTTGGTGGCCAGCCTTGCGCCCGAGTTTGCGCGGGTGGAAGTGGCCCTTGACCTGCTGCTGCAGGAAATGAACCCGGCCACGGTCACCGCCTTGCTGGTCGATTGGGAAGACTACCTGGGCTTGCCTGGCGTTTGCGCGGTGCCCGGCTCCCTGACGATCGAGCAGCGCCGGCAAGCGGTGCTGGACAAGCTGACCGCGACCGGCGCGCCGCAGCGCAGTTACTACATCAGGCTGGCCCGGCAAGCCGGCGTGCCG